ACTGATAACCAAGAAAAAACATCAATAGTTTTTTGAAATTCCATGAACTATCAATACCGTTCCAGTTTGCCGTTCGACAATCCAACTCAATATTCTGTTTTTGCCAGAAAAAATACACAGCATCATCAATATTCTTGAGAATACGGCGCCTGCCATGTCCCGTCTTTTCATCCCGCCAGTGAACGTAATATTTAGACTTCCCATCATCATTAACGGAGTGTTTTATTGATGCCATACAGAACAATTCTCCGTTTAATGCGATAGCGAGACTGTGGAATAAATCATTATCAGAGCCACGCTTGATGGCTCTTGTGATGATCTATCGACTACAGATACTTTTCTTTAAGCGCCACTAAATCGGCTTCTGCGTCTTTACCAAGCACCTCTAAGCCGTGCTCAACGAATTCTACAAATCGAGCAAACTTGGCTTTCTCGGCTTCAAGCGGAGTAATTGCCGGTTGTGGAATTGATACAGGTACTGAGCCGATTTCGCTATCAGCTCCGATAATGATTGCAGGCTGCTGTTCGATTACTGATTGTTCTGACATTTCTGTTACTCCTGATGTTTGTTTTTCGGCGGCTGCCGGTTTGAAATAGATGCCTTTTAGCCAGGTGATAAATCGCTTAATCATTTCTGTCTGGCCTCTTCGATTTGCTTGATGGCTGCTAACTGGTTATTACCTTGGTCTATCAGGGTAAACAGCGGGTCAATCCACAAAACCGCCTGACAGTAAGTTATTCTGCGGGAGGTAGTGGCACTAACAGCGGCTTTAACAGGCTGGCTGGAATCGGCGTACATTGCGCTGGAACGTAAACGGTTCGCGTAGTCGTACAGGCTGTTAGCAATGCCAGCAGGGATAGGCAGAGCACAAGTCGGCTCGCTCTTGAGAATCGTTCGATATTCAATTTCACGCTCCTGACTCTTTCCAGTTATCTGCACGGCGTATTGCTGTGCGGCGCTGGTTATCTGATTTGAGCGCTGGAAATTAAACACCTGCGTGGCCACCACTTGAGCCTGTAAGGCGTTATCACTTTGCAGTTGGCTAACCTTGCCTTTCGCCTCTACAGAAACGCCATAAAAATGGAACGCCAGCGCCAGCAGCAGGCCAATCAGCAAAAAGATAATCAACGTGGCTATCACTGCCGCTTTGTTAATCATCAAGCCCCCAGCACGTTAGCTCACTCTCTTGGTCGCGGCGTAACACCTGGCCGAAACAATTATTTGCGCGGACATTGCAGTCTTTGCCACCATCACGCGACCAGCGCTTTATCTCTGCACAGGCTCCGCGCCGGTCGCCAGCATTAAGCTTGCGGTAGAACGTGGAAGTGAAGCATTTACCGGGGCCAATGTTATAAGGGCAGAAAGAAGCGATCCCGGCAATTTGCGGCGCTGTCAGCGGCACGTGGACATTCTTCTTTACCCACGCAATCGCGGCATCCTGCTCAATCTGGTTCACATGATCGCATTTTTGCGCAGTAAGGCTCATTCCCTGCGTTACTGGCTTACCATCAACGCGAGTAGCACCACGGCAAATTGTCCAGATCCCCCTACCGTCTGCGTAGGCCACCAGCCGATTACCCTCTTTTTCATCCAGAAACTGGCTAAGTATTGCCCCAGCGCTTGCACCAGAGATGATCAGAGCGATAACAGCCTTGCTGAGCTTGCTTTTCATGCCCGCTGAAGTAGCCATTACTCGTCACCTTTAGCCTTGAACAAGCCACGCTTTTCAGGTGGCTGGCTGATAATTCCGGCCTCTAATCCACGTTCGTAAGCTCGAGTTCTGCGCCAATCAAAATAAGCGCCAGTGATGTACGTCGCTATACCAATCAGGAAGCCGCCGACGATGGCAATCTGGTTCCAGTCAAGATGCCGAAGCCAGTCGCTAAAGCTACCTGCACAAATTAGTGCACCAGATGTGCAGTAGGACAAACCTGATGCAATTTTTTCTGGAATCATTTTCATAGTCCCGCCCTCCGGTATCCCGGTTAGGTGCGTAGTCATTGGGAAATAAAAAGGCCGCGCAAATGCGCAGCCCTATGATTATTTTTAGTGTGTATTATAAGTATTAAATGCTTGCAGCACCAAAACTTCGTGTGTATAGTGTGTATATCAGTTGGCGACACGGAGGTAACTTGAAAAGCTCGGAGCTGATAAAGAAACTAGAAGCAAACGGATGGATACTTGAGCGAGTTAAAGGCAGTCACCACCAGTTCAAACACCCGGATTTTGCAATAGTTGTTACTGTTCCTCATCCACGCAAAGACATTAAAACCGGAACACTTAGGCAGATAATGAAGGATGCGAAACTAAAATAATCGGAGAAGCACTCGAAAGGGTGCCCTCTTATTCGGAGATAGTTTATGAATTACCCTGCGTTTATCGAAATCGATAAAGACGGCACTGCGAGCGGTTGGTTTCCCGATGTGCCAGGCTGTATTTTTGCTGGTGATACGATTGATGAAGCGTATGCCGATGCACAAAGCGCTATTGATGCTCATTTCGAAGCACTAGCAGAAGATGGGCTGGAAATACCAAAAGCAAAAACCATGCAGGAACACATTGTTAATAATGTGACTGAATATATGGACGGCCAATGGGCGTTAGTGAAAGTTGATATGGATAAGTTCGACGGACGAGCGGAACGAATTAACGTTACCCTACCACATCGTTTATTGCATCAAATCGACAACGCGGTTAAGCAAAATCCAGATTACGCAAGTCGTAGCGGCTTTATCGCGGCAGCAACAAGAAAAGAGTTACAACGCGCATGACTCAAACCCCGGCTTATACCGGGGTTGTTTTTTCTGGCTTCGGGTATGCCTGGACTTTAAATAATTTTGTGTTGAGCCGCTTCTTGGCCCGCTTATTCAGAAACTTGATATATCTGAACTGCGTGAATTTGTGCGCCTTGGCGCGATGTTTATTAGCCTGCAAATGCAAACCACGTACACCGCCTTTTTTCTGATTAGATGTGAGTGCTATTTTATGATACCACTCGCCGTCCAATTCATAGAACGTGCTTTGATGGCTACCGATGTAATCAAAATTGCTAGCCTGATACACAACGCCAAATCGACCGCACCGCTCATCAGCGAATGTCTGCACCCACTGCACGGCGGGATAAAGTAACTTGATCGTGTTTAGCGCATAGCTGATTGAGCGAGACTCTGTATTTTTTGGCATACAGTCATGTACCCACAGCCGGTTAAGCTCCATGTACTCTTTATTGCCGGTGTCATGAACGACCTTACAGCCGCTGGCCGGATTCATTGCATAGCCCCACTGCATAACACCCACCAGATCACGACCATTGAATATACCGAGGTGCAGGTATGAATTATTAACAATGCGCTTACTGTAGTGAAAATTGCAGATAACGAGCCGAGCTAACCAGACGGGGATTGTTGCTACATGCAAATCGCTACAACCGTACCCAACAGCCTCACCGCCGTAAACAATTGGTTCAGGCTTACCCTGTGCGCGTGAAACTTTCTCAATGCGAGATTTTTTTATAGTCATAAATCCAGTATTCCGTTAGGATACCACCGCTCTCGAGGGCGGGTGGGCCTTGGTTATACTCATGACTTACTACATGGGTGTGATGACCTCGGCACGGTGCAAACGTGTACGTGGTCGCCCATTTCTACGAGTGAAGAGAAAAGATAACGCTTGGCCGAAAGGTCAGGCGTTTTTTATTGGAGCGTCCGTCCGGGATCGAACCGGCGTTTTCTGCTTGGAAGGCAGACGTTAAACCACTTAACTACAGACGCGAATCTTAAAAGTTGCTATGCGTTAAGTAACTCCACACATAAGCGAAACAACTTAACGCATATTGATTAAGACTTAACGCATAGTGCACAGAAACGAAAAAGCCCCGACCGGTTAAGAGTCGAGGCTTAATAACTGCTAGTGCGCGTTAAGTACAAATTCGCCACTATTAATCAAAGTTACACCAAGTTCGGACAAAATGCAATTCTTATATTTAAAATAGTCGATAAGATCCCCGATCATCCTATCTACGAGTAATTATCTGGAATACCGCATCAGCGTGGTTCTCTTCCTTCTCGCATTTCGCCACCAACAGCTCATAGAGTGGCTTCCAGTTACGATTCCATGTTCTCTCGTGCAACTCTGGCAGCAGCGCTACAATCGCTTTATAAGCCGTTGTACCGGGCATTCTTTTGAATCCCCTCCCCATGCAACGTTCACAGGTTTTATCTACCGGCACACCGAGGTGTTTAGACTTAACCAGATCACGCACGCGACCCGTTCCATTGCAGCGGCAACGGTGTGAAATCTCACCTTTCCCATTACAGGTATGACACAACTCCTTCACCAGATCACGACCATTGAATATACCGAGGTGCAGGTATGAATTATTAACAATGCGCTTACTGTAGTG